TGCTGAAACTGCTGAGAAGCAGCCTGTTCAGCACGAGCATTGACCGCGTTGTATCGCGCCAATACCTCTGGCGGGATGCTAACTGTTTGTTGACTTGTGCTCGACTTACCGCCCATATCTTAGTGCTCCACTTGATTTTCGTGCCAGCCGCCTGTTTTTGCTCCGTACAGGAAAAAGGCACCAGCAGGCTCGCCTAAAATACGCTCATACATGCGTACCTTGGCTTTGGTGCGGTTGTTGGATAATACCCCGATAATCAGCGGGATACCAAGCGAGTCCGCTACACGCTTGCTAAATTCACAAAGCTGCTTTGCCCGACCGCCCTTGGCGGCCCGGAATTCGGGGTAAATGAATATTGCCTTCTCCTCGACGACAGGAGAATCGCTGTACCACATACTCCCGATACGCAGCAAAACAAGGCCCTCAATTTTTCCGCCCGGCTTGCCAATTACTGCGCAAATGCCGTGGTCTAAATTAAGCGCGGGCCAAATCTCGGCGGCCAATTTTGCGGGATTGGGGTTCAAAAACCCGTTTTCCTCACATGCCGACATGGCCAAGGCCATGATTTCATCCATATCCGCAGGCACAGCAATGCGGATCTGAAGGTCAACAGCAGGCGTTAAATCATCTTTTTTAGTCACGCTTTGGTCCCGGTAGTTTCTTGAGGGTTTTAATGGTTTCGGCTCGGTATCGCTTTACAAATTCATCTAGCACTTTGTGCCCCATATCCAGATCGCCTTCCCCAACGGTGCGGACCTGATCGGGAGACAGGACGTACTCTCCTCCTGCAGCAACAATAGGAACTGTGGCAGATCCGCCCTCGGCCTTGCCGGGCATAGGCTCGTTGTAAGGGCTCTCTGTGCGGCCGCCGTATGGCTCTCCGCCGCCGGTATACGGCACGCCGCCAAAAATGCGGCGCATCTGCTTAAAGCCGGCCATCGTATTGCCTTCGCCCATGGCAGAAATAATGTCCGCAGGGATCACATACGACCCGCTCGGGACATGCATCGGCAGGTGGTCTGTGCGACCGGCAACCGGGGAGTGAATGGGGCCGGTATGAACGTGCGACAGTCCGCCCGGCTCTGTGCGCGTAACGGTATAACCGCCGTCGGCCTTGGTGTTACGGGCCACGTTTAAGGCGGCAGCAATCGCTTGCTTTTGAGGGTGTCCAGCATGGATCATCTCCCGAATGTTCGAGGAGATTGTCTTCTGGCTTTTACCTTTTAGTAACGGCATTTCTCCACCCTCTCTTCGCCTCATTTAAGTGCTCTGCTGCGTGACAGTTTGGGCAAAGCACTTCCAAGTTCTTCAAGTCGTTATTTTTCCTGTCTCTATCTTTATGGTGAATGACTAGCAATTCTTGTTTCCTAAAACCGCACCTTTCGCATTGCTCTATCAGGCCGTGCCTTTTCATCCATGCTTTTACAGAATTCCATCCTTTGGCATCGCTTTTGTCTTTTCTCATCAAGGCATATTTGCATTCTTTGCTGCATGCGCATGATTTGTGTATTAACTCGCTAGGCTTCCTCTTTAGTTTTCTTCCGCAATAATCACAATTTCTTACTATAGAGCCCCAGTTTTTAGATGCTTTGTAAGAACATGCATCGGAACAATACTTCGCCGTTCTCAAATGATTTCTTAATATTTTGAATTTCTTTGAGCATATTACACACGTTTTTTGAAACCTATTTTTGGCCGCAGCCATGATTTTTACGAGTAGCTGACCGTTACGGTCTGCCCCGTCCCCGGTGCAACAACAAGCCCGATACTGAGCGGCATATTAACGACGTAAACGCCCGGCGTTGTAGGAATAACGTATACAGGATTTGTGGTGACGCCTGTTGCGTTTGCGTCGTAAACCATTCCAGTTGCGCTTCCACCCACAATAACGACCACATTTGCAATGCGGCCTGCGGAGCTTTTAACGACATTCGCCGCAGTAATTGCGGGCTTAATCTGAGCGCCGGCCACATTAAGATAAATCTGGCCGTCGTTGTTAAGCGCCGTAACGACGTTTTTAGTCGCTGTCAGAATGTCATCTAATGAGGCCATTAGAATTTACCGTCCTGCTGCATGCGGTAGCGGATATTACCAATACGCCAGAAACTTCCGGTGTCGTTACTGGAAATGCCGATGGAAACTAGCCTGCCGCGGAACCGCGGGGTTATAAACGTGGTGCTCTGGGTTACGGGGAAAGGGCCATAAACCAAAGGCGTTTGTCCCGGGTAATCGGTGACATAGAAAGTGATATTAACGGTAGCGTTCTGAGTTCCGCCGTAATATCCCCACTTCATGTCAGGCCAAACCTGATCGACAAACATTTTAAGGTCCGCCTCAGCCATGGCGTAATAGCCCGTCTGGAAAGACGAGTTCATGGCCTCCCCGTCAGCATCGGTCGAGGTTTCGTGTTGATAAATGTAATTTGTGTTTGGGTCAGCGCCAATCGGCGGGCCCAAAACAGACTGGTCAATCCACGCAGACCGCGATATCGTTCCAAAGTCCCAAGTATTAAGACCCACGTTATATTTGACGTAGGCGTTAATCTCGCCGCCATTACTTGCCGTCGGGTAGAACCACGAAATCTCGCTAAAGCGGCTGTTTACCGCAACGCGTATTTTTGACAGATTGGTTGTGTCGAGATCTTGGAAAATAACGTCCCACAGCGGGCACGGCACAATCTCAACGCCGCTGCCGCTGAGTTTGTAGAACTGCGACGGCCCCATCCAATAAATGATGTTGTTAAGAGACGCCGCGGCCTTTCTGGAAATCAGGCCGCATCCGTTGCCGATCTCGTTGAAGCTGTAAACATACGGCGGGCCAATGTACTGCATTGACCACACGCCAAGGTCCGTCCACACAATGCCCTGTTGAGGGCCCTGAATACAGGCAACGATCTTGGATCCTTTAGGAAGCCGGTAAGATCCAGCCTGATTAGTGACGCTAGCGATCCAAGTATTGTAGTTATTGACATCGCACCAGCGGATTAGCAGGGGGTCCTGAATGCCGGTAAAGGTAGATCCCCACGCAATAATCTGACGCTGCGGCATGGCCACAAAGAAGCCGTCATTTACTGTCGGCGCGTTGGGTATAACGATTGACGTGGGGCTACCCGAGATTGGATCCCACTGGTAAATTGGCTGATACAGCGTGTTATTGATAGGGCAGGAAAGGAGAACCTCTCCCCAGTTAGCAAGGCTCCAGTCTGTGGCGCTAATTGAGTCGCCAAAGGTGGGAGCAATCGCCGTTCCGGTGCCGTATCCGCCTGACCCATACGCGCCAATTCCATACCCAGTGCCGGAAGAAATAGCGCCGATACCAAAGCTGTATAGGTACTGTGCAAGGCCACTATTTAGAGTAGCGGAAGTAGTAACCGTGGTGCTTGTTGAAGATTGGATGGTGAAATTATTTGCATCAACTACAGAAATGACAATGTAATTACCGTACAGAGTAATTCCTACAAAAGAGGTCGGCACAAGAATCGCAAAAGTATCTCCGGCGTTATATCCGTGATTATTTAAGTTTACGTTAACTGTGTACGTTGGTGCGCCAGAGCTGCCGGACACAGAAAATACCGGCAAAGATGTTGAAGAGCTAGTTGATGTAGCCGCCTTCGGGTTACCAAAAATGTCTGTCGCAACGATCTGATAGGTCGTAGAGCTTTGTGTGATGCAAGGATATTGCCCAAACAAAACTAGCCCGCCGACGCTGATTTGCGTTTGGATATAAACAGAGTCGTAGGACGTTACGCCTGTAGTAACCGTATCTGTGATGGTAACAACCGCGCTGCCAGCAGTTGTTGAAACCACTGGTGCAACGTCGTCCAAAGAATATCTTGGCGTAATATTTGTCAGGTTGCCGTCTTTTATAACGTCAAGTTGCGCCCTATTTGTTATCGGGTCATTTTGAGTACCAACAGCAAGATAGGTGTTGGCGTTAGTGTCTTCCCACGCCCAAAGAGCCCTTACCGGGGTTGAGAACGTGTTGGGGTAAAACTTGGTCCATCCGCCAAGCTTTTGTATCAGGGCGCCAAGCGTGCGATCGTAAATAAATCTGATCAGATTGCTTGTTGAAATGCCCGCCTCATTTAGAGTCGGCGTTTCGTTCTGATCTACGCCCGGCCGAAGCTTTACTGCAGCATGAGGCATTTCTTACCTCGCCGGGCTCGCAACCGCAGGCGTCGCAGAAGAACTCCAAGCAGAAGCCTGAAACTTCTTGCGGGCCTCTTCGACCACCGCGCCGCGCAACAAGACCTGATACTGCCCCTCGTAGCTTTGGGCCATGGCCGGGTCGTCGCTCATGCGCCCAAAGTTTCTCTGGAAGGCGCTGATGTAAACCATGCTGGCCATAATGAGAAGGTCCGGCAGGTAAGTGCTAATGAACGTCGTGCCAGTTGCAGCGTTAGCGGTGTTGGCGTTTTGGTACAGGGTCGGCATGCGGACCATGCCATAGACATTCACGTTGTAATTCATATCAGGATATGGTCCGACCCTGATATTCATGGAAGTATCGCCAAACGTGGCCAAATCGCCGCCGCTCATTGAAAAATACTTAGGCACCGACGTTTGCGACGGGTTGCCGCAGACGTTTTGCAGAAACTCGCGGCTCGTCGGGATCAACGGAATCTCTGGCGAGTAGGCGTCAGGAATGACAGCGATCGTGTTAATCGTCACGAAATCATTAACCGATATGGTTAAGTAATTGCTGCCTGATGTAAGGGAGTAAGACCGAAGACTTTGCGCGGGCAGCAAATCAACGTCACGCTGTATGCGAAGTTCCGCATAGTTGAGCATCTGCGGAATGATGGCATTAAATGCCGCATCCACTCCCTGCACCACGCCGTCAACAGTGGTCGTATTTACAACGGCCATGGTCCCGATTTGGGTCACATAGCCGTTGTACGTCAGTGGCGTAGTGTTTGGAGTTGTCATAACTGCAAGTGCCTTTGGTTACGGGGCTTTCTTAACCCAAGGGAGCGCCGGATAAATAACGGACGGGTTAATCAGTCCGTTAAGCTCTTTTTCCGCCCCAGTCTCAATGCTTGCAATCTGATCCTGCCCAAGGGTTTCAAAAACCCACTGCAGGGCTTGAACCTCAGTAATATCTAGGTATTGAGTAAAATTAGTCTTGTTGGGCGGCCCAATCTGAGTGTTGCCGGTTGAATTATAGGTATGAGTTCCGTCGGAAACTGCGTAAAGCCAAGACACAACGGAAACAACATCACTTAGACCGCCATCGTTAGGGATGACGGACAACAAAAAAACCGACCATTTCTTGGTGACCATTATGGTTCCCTTACGTCAAAATCACAGAATAAGAGCCTGCAGCAAAAAACCATGCGGTATTCTGAGTGTCCCATTCCGCCTGTCCGCTTGCATACGAATAGAATGCACCAACAAGAGAATACGTCGTCCCTCCGATCGTTATAGAAGCCAAATAAGACGACCCCGGGTCAGAACTAAATCCTTTTATAATAATGCTGTTGTATTGAAAAGAAGAAGGATACCCGTAGTAAGTTCCTAATGAGAAAAACTGTTTTCCATCTGTAAGCGTTGTAGGCGATGCGCTTCCTTGGCTTCCATTAACATAATAATAATCTTCATAGGTTGTATAATCAGAGTCATAAGTAAGGGTCACGGTGCCATTATATTTGGCCCCCTGACCCCCGCCCCCAGCAAGAATGACATTGCGGATGCCGCTCATTAGCTCAAGCCCGTCCCACTAATAACGCCAACGGTCGAGGAAATAAAATACACAGTGGCCAAACCGCGTTGCGCTAGCGTTCTAGAGCCTGTGTTGGCCGTTCCTGACTGATACAAGGTGCTCAAGCTTGAGGAAATGCTGATAGAGGATCCTGAGTTATTAAAGATCGTTACCGCATCGCCTGCTGCAAAAGTCGAGTTGGGGATCGTGATTGTGCCAGTTGCAATAATGCACTTGCCGCGATCGCTCGTAGCAAGCGTAGTGTTGCTGGACTGCGGCAGGCCCAAGAAGCCGATCGCGTTCGTGCCATCAACGGTGCAATTACTCAGCGTGCCGCTTGCAGGCGTGCCAAGCGTTGGGCTTGTGAAGGTCGGCGAGTTAAGCGTCGCGCTGCTGGCCAGAACCACGCTGCCAGAACCGGTCGAGGTCGTAGAGCCCGTGCCGCCGTTGGTGACGGCAAGCGTGCCGGTGACCTGAGAGGCAAGGTTGACGTTTGAAAGCGCACCGCCCAGCGTCAAGCTGCCGGAGGTCGTAACCGTACCAGTCAGGGTGATGCCGTTGACGGTGCCGGTGCCGGAAACCGAAGTTACGCTTCCGGTGCCCGCAGCTCCCGTCGGCCCCGTCCATCCCGTCGGTCCCGTTGCGCCGGCCGTTCCTGAAGAGCCTGTGGGGCCAGTCGGGCCGGTTGCGCCGCTCGTGCCGGCCGGACCAGCAGGACCTGTCCAACCGGTCGGACCCGTTGCGCCAGATGCTCCTGTTGCGCCGGTCGGGCCAGTAACCGAAGAAGCCGCACCCGTCCAGCCCGTTGGGCCGGTCCAACCGGTCGGCCCGGTAACGGTTGAGGCTGCGCCTGTCCAGCCCGTCGGACCGGTCCAACCGGTCGGCCCCGTGACTGTGGAAGCTGCTCCTGTGGCACCCGTTGGGCCTGTCGGCCCAGTCCATCCTGTCGGCCCCGTAACCGTAGAGGCGGCACCCGTTGCACCAGTGGGGCCTGCAGGACCCGTCCAGCCCGTCGGCCCTGTAACCGTAGAGGCC